CATCTGTTCTTATTAAGCTCAAATCCACAAACCACCCACCAATAGGCTTAGGCAATCCAATCTTTTCTACTGCAAAGCCACCTCCTGATTCAAACTCATTCTTGTAAGTGCCTAGTTTTAAATGCACTTGGTCGCTCAGCTTTACATCTCCATTTCTTAGTAGCTTATATCTAGTATGTAGCATCATCCATTGGTCATGGGTATGCCCTGTAATAACCATATCTGCATCAGGAACAACAGCTCCAAAACGCATTACACTTTGAGTGCCTTTGCTTATTACCCCTCCCCATAAACCATGATGGTAGTATATAACATATTGCCGTATGGAAGCATTATTTTTTTCCTTTAATCCTATGTATCCCTTGACAATTATAAAGCCCTGATACTTGCCATGCACTACCTGACTACCCTGTTTATTTAGCTCATAGCAAAGCCATTCTAGAGGGTCAACCTGAACATGTCTAGTGATACTAGTTTCATGGTTTCCATCCGAAATAACAGCTATATTCTTTGCATAAGGCTTTAGCCATTCAGAGGCATCCATTACTACTTTTTGCAGGTAGTTAGGGGCATAGTGGTTAGACATAGCTTTATTTGCTCGCCTCATATCGTTTCTACCCTCCATCAAATCAAAGAAGTCTCCTACAATAACTATTGCAGCTTCTTTTTCTAGCGCATAATCTAAGTGCTTTTTGAGTAGCGCTCTATCGCAATGTTTACTATCCCAATGAACGTCTGATATTAACAATAGAGGTCTAAGCTTATCTTTGCCTCCTAAATAACTTATAGTAGTTGTTACTTCACTTAATTGCTTTACTTCCATGTTGGGAATTTTTCTTGAAGCCCCATTTCAGTTAGTAAGTCCTTAACTGAAAAGCATGGGCAATCCTTAGCGACATTAGGAAAATCCCTATGCCCTAGTATTTCAATGTCAGGATAGCGCCTAGCCATCCATTCTATATATATCTTAATGCTCGTAACCTGCTGAGGCGTTCTCGTATCAACAGCCCTGCCCTGTAGCTTACCTCCTGCATATACTATGTGCCTAGAGTAGTTATTCCATCCCCTTACGCCATTGGTTATCTCCCAATTATCTACTATGTTATCTGAATCAAAGGGATGCAGGTTAATTATTGTGCCATCCTGCTGAATAAGGTCTGTATATCCTACCCTAGACCATCCTCTGCCTATTGGCTTAGGAGCTGTATGCCAATCTATGACCTGCTCCTTAGTTACATGATAATCAGGCTCAGTATATGTGCAATGGATAACTAAATATTTAAGAGGTCTCATTTAATTTGCTTTTAGCCCACCTGAGCATTGAATCCCCTCCCCAAGCATCATACATAATACTGCCACATAGGGGCTTGCCATCCTCATCAGTATATCTGCCCCTGTCATAAGTCTTAGCCCTGCTCAGGAATGAATAAGTGCGTTTTATCGTGGTCATACTGAGATTTTTTCTCTGAGATATTTGGTTGGCTCTAGCCCACCCCACCAACGTACCACAATCAATGTTGTTCTCATCTCTAAACTTGATGGCTTTTTTCGCAGCATTTACAGCTGATTCAGGATAGTCGTTCATCTACTTTTCTTTCCTTTTTTGCTTCCTCCGTAGCCTTTCTTTTTTCCTTTCTTCATTCGTAAATAATTTTTTGACAAGATTAACTAATTGAACAATATAAGGTATTACCTGTATAACCCATTTTAAGGTGTCTAAAATAGCCGTTCTCCCTGTTGGGGTGGTTATAGTTAGCTTTGTGCCTTTAATCGAATTAACCTGCCCTAAAACGGCTTTAAAGCCATTTCTAGCTATGATGTAATCTCCTTTCTGCATTATTTCTGTCTTAGATGAAACATGACCTCCTCCATTACCTGAGTATTCTTCTCAATGATAACCTGATTCTTGCTCATGTTCTCCCTGTAACATTCAATGACCTGCTGTTCTAGAGCTGTCAGCCTTGCATTTGTATGGTTATACTGATTCCACAGGGTATAAGCCATTGCAGTCATCATGCCAAACATTACCACTAAGGCAAAGCCATTTGACTTTACTAAGCGCTCAAATACAGGTATTATAGCTAATAATTTCATTCTAATCTATTTTACGCATTATTACCTTATTGCCCTCGGATTCAATCACAAAGAAATCCGAATCAAGTTCCTTGTTCCAATAATCTCTAAAATCAATTACATCATTGAACAAGGTCTGAACTTTAAATCTGTTCTCGGTGTATATCAACATCTTTCCTGTTCTGCCATTTTCGATTGGTTCTCCTTGCATAGTCGTTTCAGTAATGTTCATCAATCTATCAACCTTTAACCATATTATATCGCCTCCATTAATACGAGCAATCCATCTGCCTTCAAATCCATCTCCGAATTTTAGCCTTGTTTTGACAAAGAATCCATAGCCTTCCATTTGTCTGATTATATCGTTTACAGGAGCGTATAACCTTGCGAGTTTTTCTCGTTTCATCAACCTTGCAGCGTCCAACCAATTAAGGTTTTCATTGCGATAAATTAGATTGAATGCGTATTCGCTAACTTGCGTTGAATCCATAACCTTATCAATCGCTTCAAATGTCATCACGCCTGTATTCGGCAGTATCTTGGATTCATATACGATAAATGCTTGTGAATCGGATGTACCTACTGTTTCTTCCGTTGTGAATGTAAATGGAACGTAGTAGATAGAATCAGGTACTTGACTTTTTAATGCCTTTGAGAATAGTACTATAATTATAAACATCACTATTTCCAAAGCTTGTTTAAATGTGAATGCAGTTTTCATATTTAGTTATTTTTTATTTGTTCAATTTCTGATAATATTAGTTGTATTTGTGATTTTAGTTGTTCGATTTCGGTTGCTTGGGATTCTATGATGGATGACTTTGCATCTAATTCCGTTTGTATCGATTCTATTATTGCTTGTTGTTCTTGTATGGCTTTGACTGTAAATGGTAAAATAAATCTTTCTTTAATATTTAAAAGGTTATGTATTTTATTTCCATCTATATCAATTATATTGTCAGTTATGCTTACTGCTTCAGGTATTGCCTCCATTAATTCTTGAGCAATAAATCCAAATTCATTATCAAAATTAGGCAAATACCCATCTTTCCATTTGTACACAACAGGTCTTATTTTATTAATTACAGATATTCCATTGTCAATAGTAGATATGTTATCTTTTAACCTTATGTCAGAATATGCCGTATGAAAATAATCTGCATCTGCTTCAACACCTATATTTCCACTATTATCAATTTGAAATCTATTTGTTGAGCTTGAACCAGTATTAAATTTAATTACATTACTTTGACTTATAAATCTAATCATACCTTGGTCGCCTGTTGCACTTGGAATATTCCCCGCTTGAAAAAGCATTGCTCCTTTTTGATTAGTATTTCTTGAACAATCATTTCCACGCATAGCAAAAAATGGACCATCAGAAGTATTACCGCTACTATCTTTTGCAACAAAAAAACTAAATTCTGCATCTGTTGTTCCATCTTTACTACCCTCGTCAGAATCATTATAAACATAAATTGTATTATCCTCAAAACTTGTTTGGTCAACATCCAAAATGTGAATATTACCTACTACAGATAGTGGTGCTTGTGGCGATGTCGTGCCTATACCTACGTTGCCGTTTGATTTAATTGTCAACCTTTCTTTACCGCTTAAATAAGAAGCCCCTGCTGCATCTGTTCTAAAATTAATGTCAGTTGGAATAGAAACAGGGGAAGAAGTAACTGTACCATTAACACTTGCAGTTATACTTGCTGTATGCGCCCAACCATTACCTTTATATGGTAGAAATGCTAATTCTGTTAATAAATCACCATTTTGAACAATTAATGGACTTGCTTCTGTTCCCCGTGCAAATCTAAAAGATGCTGCTGATTGACCACTTGCATTTCTATATGTAATAATATCCATAGATGAAGCATCTCCATCTTTAACAACAGAAAAATTACTTATCGGACTACTCGTGCCAATTCCAACCTTATTATTAATCGCATCGACATATAGCGTAGAAGTATCCACATCCAAATAATCCGAGATGTAAACAGTATCTACCGTTTCGGATATGTTGTTATACGTTGTTCCACCTCCTGCAATCGCTCCTGTGCCAATTAATACCCCATTCTGATAGTAATAAGCCGTATCTCCTGTTGTGTTTATACGAGTAGAATCGACTATATATTCAGTTGAGGTAATTAGAGAATCTGCTCCCCCTATAAAAATATGGTCAGGGGCAAGGGTTTGATGAGGCTCTTGTATGTTTATAATCCCTGAGCCATCAGTAGCATCAACCTTAATAACTGTTCCTAAGCTCTGAGAATATACCCCTCCCCCTTTAGGCTCGATATTCGTATATCCACCTCCTGAGGCTAGCCATATTTCATCCCCTGCTGTAAAATCGCCTGTATTTACTCCCTTGATATGTCCTTTGATTAATCCTAGTCCTGTTGCTCCATCTGCTATATTTTCCCCTGCAATAACCACCACAGGTAATTTAGTGGGGTCTGAGGCATCCGCAGGGGCTACTGTCCAATAGTTACCCTGTACCCCTGTTGCGTATAGTGGCGTTCCTTTGGCTATTAATGTTCCTGTTTCATTTTTTATTGAATCCTCAATGCTTAAACTTTCAAACAAAAGCTCTCCATCTGTATCATTATATGTAATATCTATGCCTAGACCTGCATTAGCCATAGCGCCCACAATATCCTGCACCTGTTCTGCATCTAGGGTAGCTCCTACCCCTACTGTATCTCCATAGAGGATAAGCACCGTATCAACCCCATAGCTAATATAAAAATCCCTACTAAATACTATCCCTGAATCACTAGGTGTAGATATTAAGACTGAGCCAAAGGTTGTATCCTTAGCTAATTGCTTTAAATTCAATCTAGGGGTTTGAGCTAATAGCCCTGTGGATATAAATAGAAAGAAAAGTATATGTTTCATATTAATTACAGCTTACAATTATAGAGGCATTAAAATAAGGTAAAGTTGTTATTCCTGAGTTTAATACTTGAATTGCATTATTAATTACACTTATAGATTGACTAAAAGTTTGTACTGAGCCATCTTGCCCTGAGCCTGTTGTAAAAGAGGGATTCCATAGGTTTACATTTGTTCCAAAGCTTCCACCTGATATAGTACCTAGATTATAGTCAAAAGAACAGCTAGTACAACCTGTAACATCCATTACCATTCCTATCTCATCAATAGTGCAACCATAAACAGTTGGCGGTAAATTAAGATAAGCCCCAGTGGTGCTTGCGTTCAGTATTATATTAAAAACATACTCTTCGCCTCCAAAGACTACGTCTGTGCCATTCTTTTTTAAAGCCCCTGTGTAGTTTATATCGCCATCAACATCTAAGGTATATGCAGGCTGAAATTTATTGATACCTACTTTATCTCTATCAGCATCAGCATTAAGCAAATAAGTGAAATTATCGCCACTAACTAAAAGTCCATCATTAACACCACCTGACTTACTTTGATTAACGTATAAGCCTTTATTGACAAATAAGTCATAAGCATTTCCCCCTGTTGCCCCTCCAATACTTATTGCATCATTACTAGCATCTAGATTAAACATATTATTAACAGTAGCCCCATTCATCCTTACATCCCCATATAAGCTATTATTATCAGTGTTGAATAAAGCTCCATATCTTGTTGTTAGCGATAAATTACCTGAGGGGGTAGTCTGTACTCCTAAAGCCCCTGAGGCATAGAAATAAGAATCCCCAACTGAGCCATCAAAGGTAGATGTTCCATTTACAGTTATGTTATTTTGAAAAGTAACTGCATTAGTAGGGTTTAGAGTAGCAACATCTAGCGTGCCTATTGAAGCGCTTCCTGACATCTTAAAGTCATACCCTGTTGCCCCTGCTGCTAATCCGTCTGTTTGATTATCTACTAGCTCCCCATTCTGATTAATCCACCATCCTGTATTTCCATCAATATTAGTAGAGGTAGTAATTACAGGTACTCGCCTATTCCCTGAGTTAGATATAGTTACCCCTGTGCCTTGTAAGTCTGTAAAATTAGCTGTTAGCGTTCCCCCATCCTGCTGAGTAAGGGTAATAGTCTTGGTGGTCGTTCCTGATACCCCTATATTGTTTACCTTGTCATTATAGGCTAAATTCCAACTGCTAGAATTATCTGTTACATAGCTTACAGTTCCTGCTGTTGATTTGACTAGCCCTGTGCCTGTAAAGTCATCTACTTTGCCATCTAATGTGGTTTGTAGGTTATCTACGTTGGATATAATATGGTTGTGGCTATCGTCTAGCACAGTACCATTAATCGTAATATTGCCTGAGCCATCAAAAGCCTGAGACCCTGAAAGGTCTGACCCTAGCGCTATTGTTCTAGCTGTTTTTAAGGCTGAGGCTGTTGCTGAATTGCCTAAGTTTTCTACTGTAATCGTATCAGGTATAAAAGTACCCTGACCCAAAACTAAAGTATCCCTGCCTACCTCTACCCCTCCTATGCTATATACTAAAATCGTATCTTGTAATAATCGTGTTTGGTCTATTTGACTAGCTACATAGTTATAATTAGCAATTACAGAGGTATCTACCTCTAGTAATATTGCTCCGCTTGCCCCTCCACCACTAATACCATATTGAGGACTTTCGTTTACCCCTGTAATATCTCCCCCTCCTGCTTCTGCTATTGAGTTATCTACATACTCCTTACTAGCTACATACATAGTGTCAATATCTAGAGGGCTTAGTAGTGTTCCATTGCCTATTAGCCTCATAGAGGTAAAGACTGAATCTAAACCCCCTGTTCCCCCTGATTGTGTTTGCACATCCCCATCAAACCAAATAATAGCTATTCTGTCGCCTGCATCAGGGGTAAAAGTAAGCTGTAAGGTAGCATTATTGGCATCTAAAGCCCCTATGTATTCATCGTCTAATAACTGACCATTCCATGCAATTAATATATCCTGAGTATCATTGGGTAAAACAGTATCTAGAGTAACCTGATAAGTATTTAAAACGCCATCAGCAATAAAGACCTCCTGATACATTCCATCGCCTAGAGAATCCTGAAATGC